TCCCACTTATGTTCAATCAGCTTTTCCTTCCAGATACGAGCCCATTCATTTCCTTCATACTTCAGTACGGTAGCACGATCAGTGTTATCCATAACCATTGAAGTCTTAAAGATCTGACATTGCCCATAACCAGTTGAATAAGGCTGGTCTTTCCAAGTTTCTGGATAACCAGTACCTTTATCAAAAGTAGAGCCAACAACATAAGTACGCTCATTTTCAAGCGAAGATGAAATAGACTCATCATAAACCTGAGTATCTACATCATCACTGCCATTCCATCCAGCAATATAAAGAAAACCAGAAGCATTTATATCACGAATAAGTTCACAATCTAATTGAACACATTCACGAGAATCCTTCGTTAGGCCATCTGTTACTGCTGTAACCTTCATAAGCATATAATCACCACCTGCGCCACCACCATTAGTGCTGGACATAGGAACCTTGATTATTTGCCCTGGAAGAAAGAAAGCTGGACGAGTACCACTAGCACCAATTGCAATAGCACCCCCAGATTGACCATATACATTTTGTATATTACCAGCTGATTTATAATCACCAGCCATATACAGTTTAAATGTATCACCTGCAGTCAAACTACCTGGAGCGCCACCATCATTGTATGCAGTTAAATCTGCATCACCACCAGTACCACCAAGCACATCTACATTGTTATTTTCTACCCATCCTGTTACATAGGCGTATCGCTTATTCCACGAACCACGTTTCTCAGTAAATTTAAACTGAGGATCGTCAGTTGGCTTTTTAGCCGCCATAGAAACAAAACGGAAAAACGGATCCTGAGCCAAGGCCAGTTCAGATACTCGATCACCGAAATTAAACTTCCGTCTAAGATCGCCAGTATCTAAAGTACTGCCACTAGAGCCAGGACTATTTGCGTCGTCAAAGGAACCAATACTACCATAATCACTGTAAGCATTGCCCCCATATAATACGTCAGCCATTGTCTGTCTCCTTATTTAAGTTCAGAGAAGGCAAAAGCTGTTAAGCTTTTTATTGTGCCTACTCGAACAGGTTGTCTAAAGTATCGTCAACGCTCTTCAAAGCATTAAAGACATTATCGTCCATGCTTTGCTCTTTAGAGCCTTGCGAGTTTGCTCCACTGGCACTTGTAGGCATATTCCGTACATTTTTCATCTGATTCAGCATATCCTTTTTAGTAGAATTTGCTGTATTGGTAGCTGTCTTTTCTTTATTTAAAAGGTAATGAATATCCTCTAAAGTTAAGATATGCTCTTTAGCAGCTTCAACAAAACCATCATACTCTTGATCGGTCATATCATGCTTATCACGAAATGCTTTCTCGTCACCTTGCCGAGTAATCTCAGCATGGGTCTTAGCAGCCCTTTCCTTTTCAGCACCTATCATTTGACCAACTCTTCTCTGAACCATACGGTCCACGTGAGCATTCATCAGTTTTGCAGAGTCTGAAGCTTGATCAGCCATTGCTTCACCAGCATCAAAGACAAAATCTTCACCTAATCCAAGTTGATCCTGGATTGTAGCTGAAGGTTTGCCACCACCTGTCAGATAATTACGGACATGATCTACAAGACCACTGTCATTCTTCATTGCGTCAAGAACTGGGATAAAAGGTTTCAAATCAGACATCTCTTGATGCATTCGCTGAGCTTCTCTGGTTGAATCTTTGTATCTCTGTTCCCAATCGACTTGCGTCTCGTTTTTGGAGCCTTCCTCGTTCACAGCGTGGGTTACCTGTTCGGAGCCACTATTTATAGGAGGGGTTACCTCAGAGGTTGATGTAGTATCTTGTATAGCGCCATTCACATCATTTTCTAGCGCTTCAAAGAAATCGTCTCCTTTAGAGCCAAAAACTGCATCTTCTACAGGTTCTGGGTTACTTTGGGTTGTTTCTTCTGTCATTGTTATTTCTCCTTATTTAATAATCTATAAACTTATATAGAGTGTTATAGTATAAAGCAACAACTATTTTAATCTTTTTTTGCATTATTTGCAGCACTTTGGACTGCTAGATCCATTTTCTGGCCTGCCACCTCAGCTTCATTCTTCATTACATTACGTAGCAGTTTCTGCTGAGCTTCAGTTTCAAGAAGAGCAGATTGTCTAGAACCTTTGACATCCTGCTTGTTTTTCTCAATCTCTATAGTTCCTTGCATTACCTTAGTCTTTATACCAGCCTGAACTAATTGTCGTTCTAATGTTTCAATAGTTCCAGCCTGATCCTTGATCTCCTCATCCATTTGTCCTATTTGTCCCTGCATCTGGGCATACATAGATTTTCTCTTTGCTATACCCTCCTTATTCCTAAGGTCTGTTTCTGCAAGAACAGCTATATCGTCCACCACTCCTAGTTGCATTAATTGTTTTAATTCTTCTAAATATGCCCATCTATTAACAGGAAGAGTAGATCCAGCCACAATATGAACATCAAACTTTGCAGCTTTATAATCCATAGATTTTCCTATTGCCTCTCCCATATCATTATAAAGAGGGATATTGAGTTCCTGCTCCCTCTGTTCTTGAATAGCAGATGGTTGCACAATTCTAAATCTCTTATTAGCTGTATATACTGCCTGAGAGAATTGCATAAGAAGCTTCCCTAATTGCCTTAAAGCTGGTTCTATTGAATGCTGCATCCATTGCTTTATTCTTCTAGTACCATATTCATCTAATGCTAACATACCTCTAAAGGTTTCATGTTGTTGCTGTGTATCTCCCTGCATAGAAGAGTAGATACCAGCTAAATATTCCATATCATTTTTACCTTGTTGAACTATAGTAAAAAATGCATTAGATAAGGGCGCTGGAGGCACTGCGGTAGGAGGAGAAGCACCAGGTCTAATAGGTAACAAGGCACCAGGAGAAGATGAATACTTTTCCCAATAATCCATGTCTATAGACCCTTCTTCATGCATCCAGCGCAAACTACTACCAAGCGATGCATTATGCACCATAATTTGATGTGATTTATTCATCTCCCTCTGCTTTCCTATTAAGGGAGCTACAGCACTCATTGGAAATGGAGTTCCTGTCCATTTATAATGAAAGGGTACTAATGGATAATCTGTAATATTCTCTGGCAATACCTCTGTATATAAAACCTTATCACCAACAACACAAGTTTGCTGAATCCTATGAGCATGAAATCTCATCTGACCAACAACATTTGCTGCAAAACCTTCATCAGTCATAAGGATTTTAAACTCTTTCTCACTAATAACCTTATTTTCAATTTTAGATGCTTCATTTTGCAGTTCACTCATATACTGCTGTTCAGCTCCCTCTAACTGAGCCCTCATCAATTCCTGTGCTTTCTGCATTTCAAGTTCATATCTTTCTGGGAGCATCTCTCCCTTTTGAACTGCCTCCTGCATTTGCTGTTGCTGTTCTAATAACTGTACTTCCATTTCAGCTTGCATCTCTTTCATTTTAACTGCAACCTGTTGTTTCATTTGCTGTAATTGTTCTGGAGATGGAGGTACTCTATAAAAGACATTCATATGAGGTACCTTTAACTTTTCATATACCTCAAAGAATTCAACCATAGTATCTTCTGATCCATCTGGATTTATAGCTTCGCTTGCATTTTCATCATCATTGTATGCAAATAACTCTTGAGTTGCATCACCCGAAGATCTAACACTCCAACTGTTCTCTCTAGATTCATCTGAAGAAGCTGAATTAATTTTTCTCTTATGGTCAGGGAATAGTTTAATTAAATGATTTTTAGGTAATACTTTACGAATAAGAATAAAAGCAGCATCTCTAAGTAACATATCTCGACACTTTGGATCAACATATATATCAAATGGTTCTGGCTGCTGTATTACTACCTCTCCCATACCATCATCTCTATCTGGATCAACAGTTAAAAGCATATACCCCACGCTCTTACAAATAGCATCATTTATAGCATTAGAATACAATGTACTACCATCAGATAAATGCCAAATATAATCTGCCAGATTTCCAAAGACAGATGCTACATCTGCATCAGATCCCTCTACGCCTATTGCTTGCCATCTAGGATTATTTGCAGTTGCATAGAAATTAAGCATTTCTACAACAGGTAAAATTCTATTAATAGTGAAAGTAG